AAGACGTGTTGAGGAAGGTGTTGTATGTCCAAAGTATAACTCAATGGAACCCTACAATAAAAACAGCAGACCAGTCAACATGGAGTTGTTAGATGATATTACTGCTGCTTATAAAGCTAGGGTTGTACGCGTTTCAAAACCAATGGACACGCCTCCAAGGGTGTTCACTGCTATTGAAGCGATACAAGGAGTTCCGGGATTATTTCCAGGACTTGAGGATACGAAATCGCCTGGTCTCCCCTGGGTGTTGCGAAATTTAAAACGTCGTGACATCTGGGGTGATCGAGAAGCCAGGGATTTCACTACCCCGTTGGCATTAGAGTTGCTCGCAGAAGTAGAGAGCGTTGAGAGACGTTTTGCTTCTGGAGATACAACTCTGTTGTTAGCGATAGATAAACTTAAGTCTGAAACTTTGAAGAGAGCTAAGGTCAAGTTAGGAAAGACGCGGTTATATCGTGTTTTCCCCTTGGCTGTTCTAATAGTGCTGAGAATGTACTATATGGATGCTACTCTTTGGTTTCAAAATAATAAAATAGTAAATGGCTGTACCATAGGTGTCAATCCGATGAGTGAAGATTGGACAGTTATGGGAAAGTATATTACTGAGGTAGGACCGAAGGTGCTGGCAGGAGATTTTAAGGAGTGGGATGGTCGATTGTTGTCCGTGTTTATAAACCGGGCCTTTCAGCCAATCCATGATTATTATTCGAATGCTACCCCTTTTGAGAGAGCGGTTCGTGAAGGAGTTGTGAAAGCTATGAGTTGTTGTAGATTTGTTTCTTTATCTGGAAAAGCGTTGAAAGACGTTTTCTGGAGTTCTGAGAAGGAAAAATTTATGAAGTATGTTGATGGAGAAGATGTACCACTCACAGCTGAAGAGCTTAGTAAGATAAGACTCCATTATATATACCGATTAACATCCGGTATGCCTTCTGGAATCTTTCTTACGGGTCTTGTTAACTCAATCGCCAACATCTTAAAACTTCACTATGCAGCCGTGGGAGCGGTCATAGGTGATTCCAGAGATTATCGAACTGAGTTACATTTTGTACGAGTGAGCGATGTGTTCGCCCTTATACGAGTTGTAACTCACGGAGATGATAATCTGGTTGGTGTAGGTGATGCTCTTGCTGACAGCGTGGACCAGCATACAATGACTCACCAGTTAGAAATAATTGGTGACGAGTATACTGATGAGATGAAGTTAGGAAGAGTGATTGCAAGACATAGAACTATAGGAGAGGTAAGTTTTTTGAAAAGGATGTTCGAATGGTGTACTAAGAGACGGAGGTTTCTAGCCCCAATCGAACTCCTATCAATACTTAATCCCCTCTTGTGGGTCAATGGAGCTGAGAAGGATATAGACATGCGTAACAAGGTAGGAGACTGCGTTGCGCAATTGT